TTGCTGTTGTAGCTGTTGCCTGTGCTGCTGGAGCAGCCTGTCCTGCAGTAGGATCTACTAGAGTATCTGGACCGCCATCGTCTGCTACAGTTTGTGCCTTACTTACAATAGATGTAGGATCTGATGTTATTTGAGAAGTTAACGCTGCACCACTTGGCATACCGCCTTTGCTATTAGTAGTGGTAGTGGTAGTAGTAGCTGCAGCAGGATCGTTTGGATCTGGTGTAGCTGCAGGTGTAGTAGCTGTCTGTGCTGCTGCTCCTCCTCCCATACCTGTTGGTGCTGGTGGTGAGTATGATGTTATGCCTGAAGATTTAGCTGCAGCAGGTTTGTTTTTTCTTCCAGATAAGGAGCCACCTCCTCTAATAGCTGCTTGATGCGATGCTGCATTTCTTTGACTTGCAGGTAATGATTTAAATTTGTTCAGCCGTTGAGCAAGGTTACCACCTGCTGCATTTATGGCTGTATCAGGTGCGGCAATAGGTTTACCTTCTATCATCTGCCTAGCAAACATAGTATATTTACCCATCTTAGCTGCTGCTGCAGGATTAGATGCTAAGAAAGCATTTACAGATTTCTGATCACGAGGTCCATCATACCCTAAAGCTGGTAGTATTTTCTCGTCCATTGTTGTAGGTTTAAACCCTGCAAATTTTCTAGCCATTTGTTATTTCCCTATTTGCATCCACAGTGATGCTGCGATGAATGTTATTATTGCTACTGTTGACATTTTAACTATAGTTGACCAAACGCCTTTACGTGTATCACGCCATGCTTCTAGTAAGTTACGCATTTCCTGTATGTCTTTACGTGCATCATCGTCATGTAGACCGACTTCACGTAACGCTGCTGTAGCACCACGCTTGGCTGCACGATCTAGCATAGCTTCTAGTTCTTCTGGTGTCATATTATTCATTTACTTACCTAAATGCCATAGCAAATGCTGTTCTACTACTATCACTCGATTGCGCTCTAGTAAGTTGAATATTTCTTGGTGACTGGTCTGCTGTCGAAAAGTGTGTAGCTCCACTCATATGTCTGTGATCGTTATCCTTGTCACGATAATTAAAGTTTCTAGTTACGCCTGACCACGAAGAAGACGAATTACTGTAAGCAAGCCCACTAGCAGACCCTGCTATTATCATGTCACCCTCTTCCACATTTATACTTAAATTTGGACTAGCAGCACTAGATTGAGCAAGAGATGCGTAGGTTGGAGTAATACCATACATAACCCAAGCTGTGACTCCTTGCCACACTGAACCAACACTAGTTGATACACTTATTGAACAAGTAGTGCCTGTCGGAACATTAGCTATATTTACTTGACCACCTGATGCTCTACTACTTGAAGATACAGACAATTCAGCCAACTTAGTAGTAGTTTGACCTGCTATGTTGGCACTACTAGTAACAGAAGACATTGCTCCACCCCCTGTCGCTGTTCTATAAGCATGATAAGATATCACATACCTATTTGCCGAAGCAGTTCCAATATTGATGTTATTCCAAGTAATATTACCGTCTGGCAGTCTCGCAGAATAACCGCACCAAAAACCAGAAACAGCCGAGCTTTGTCCATAGTATTCGTTTATACTGTTTGTCGCTCCTGCGCCCTTATCAATAATGTTTCTAATGTCTTCGTCATTTAATGAGCAAAGAGTGTTAGTAGTTCCACCTGCTTCTACGTGAAGGTCATCTAACGTTATTACGCCACTAGCTTGAAGAGCCATATTTTATTTCCTTATGCGTCGCCGAAGGCAGTTACGTTATCTTCTACAGTCATAGCTCCTGCTGATGTTAGAGCAAATCTATCTACACCATTATACTTAAACTTAAGATCTGTACCAGATTGATATATCACCCATCCCGATCCATCACCACCATTTAGATCAAAACCACCTGTATCTGCAGTAGCAGCAAAGCTAGTAGCGGTAACACTTGATGCTGAGATAGTGCTTGTTCCGTCACCTGTAACGGTAGCATCTACATATGCTTTTACAGACTGTTGCGTTGGTACGAGAGTTGCACTGTTTGAAGTCATATCGTCTTCATCAGCAAAGCCTGTAATAGTTGTAGTACCATCACTTAAGCCTGTGTTAAATTGAACAGTAGTACTTGTTACTGCAGCAGGAGTAGTACCACCTACAATACCATCAAAAGTAGCGTCTGTCCCATCTGTACCATTATTAAGAACAACAGTTCCGTCTGCTGCTTTTACGTCACCTATAAGATCGCCTTCAACTGTAGCTGCTATAAATGTTTCAGATCCTATTGTCCACTTATCTACAGTTTCATCCCATACAAAAGTCTTGTTTGGTTCAGTACCACGCTCTATTTCAATACCACCGTTTTCAGATGGGGTTCCTGTTTCATTAGAGTTTAAAACAATTTGATTATCTGCTAGTAAGATTGTCTCTGTGTTTACTGTGGTAGTTGTCCCTGATACAGTAAGGTCACCACCTATGATAACATTTCCTGTAGTAGTGACAGCATCCATATATCCATGTGACCAGTAGTTAGTATCATCACCTAATTGGTATGTACTATCTGCACTCGGTATAAGGTTAGATGCAACATCCGCATTAACTGTTACAGTATCTGTAGCTGCATCCCCTAGTATAGTGTTACCATTAACAGTAAGATCACCAGTGTTTGTTTGATTACCTGTTACATCAAATGTACCTGCGACTGCTGTATTACCAGTTGTTGCATCTACAGTGAATAAATTTGTTCCTACGTCAAAGTTGCCATCTACACCAAAAGCGCCTGTGACATCTAATGTTCCTGCAATAGCTGTGTTACCATTGGTTGAATCTACAGTGAACATATTTGTGTTGATGTCAAAGTTACCATCAATACCTGTAGCACCAGTAACGTCTAGTGTACCTGCTATAGCTGTATTACCTGAAGCAGAAGCGACAGTAAACTTATCTGTATTTACGTCCAAGTCACCGTCTATGCCTGTAGCTCCAGTTACATCTAATGTACCTGCTACAACAGTGTTACCTGTTGCTGCTGCTACTGTGAACTTGTCTGTATTTACAGCGACATCACCTGTCACACTTGCAGTACCTGCGATAAGAGTATTACCTGTTGCTGAGGCAACTGTAAATTTATCTGTGTTAACTGCAACATCACCTGCTATTTCTGTAGCACCAGTTAATGCTGTTACTTTAAACTTACTAACACCTAAACCATCTGTGTTTATCGTAAAATCACCAGTAACATCTGCAGTCCCTGCAACAGTGGCATTTTCATCTACAGTTAGTGTGTCTATATAAGCAGTACCATCAATGTACAAATCATTCCACTGATTAACTACATCACCAAGATTTCTTGTAGCAGTAGCATCTGGTATTATGTTAGAGGCAACATCAGCATTAAAAGTAACTGTATCTGTAGCAGCATCTCCTAATACAGTGTTACCGTTTACGGTTAAGTCATTACCTATGGTAGCATCGTTAGTAGCAGACAGATCCTGTGTATTTACAGTAGTACCAAAGTATCCGTTTCTCCATCTAAGAGTTGCTTTACCAAGATCAATCAAGTTATCGAACTTTGGAAAAACAGCCTGTGCTTCTACTTCTAGTTCTTGCGATGGTCCTATCTTATCTATAGGTGCGCCACCGCCTGTAGTGCCATCATGGTTGTGACCAGAGGCTGCGTTCATTGAGCTTTCTATGGCATTGTACTCATTGTTAAATAAATCGGCATCAATAGGATTACCGTTAGCTAACTGTCCTGTGGTATCTTGCCTAGTATATCCTGTCGGCATTTTTTACTTCCTTATTGTCTGTCGTTTGTTTTGTATTCTAACACAGCCGTGTCTAATGTAAAGGTTGGATTTGATGAATTGTCTCTTAGTCTTAGGGATACTTGCTTTCCTGAACCTATAACATTCACAGGGTAAATCTTTTCTATACTAGCACCAAACTTTGCTGCTGTAGCACCTGTGCCAAAAGTAAACCCTGCTCCAAAAAAAGCCACACCGCCAGATGTTGTTTGTAGTTTTATACTGTCTGGCTGCAAAACATTTTTACGTGTAGTTGATTCGAAGTCGAACTTTAAATTAAAGTCTAAGTCTAGTGTCCCTAGAGGGTCAATATACATGACTGCTTTGTAGAAAGTTTTTCTAACTTGAGGATCAGATATTGGCATGAAAGCAGATTGAAATATAGCCTCCATATTAGATCCATCAAAAGTAGAACCTACTTCACCTTGATATACATACCCATCATTGTGTGCGAATGCTAATGTTTCATTATCCCCTTGATAAACACTGTCTGCTACAAAAGCTTTTATACCTGTAGTAGTAGACCATTGTATTCCACCAGATCCCTGTGTTGTTACTTTTGTAGCTATCAATCCCTCGGAGGTAGCAACAGGTCTAGATGCTCTATATCCAAATATTCTATACTGTGACTTGCCTCTTAATATTACAGAACAGTAGTTATTATTCTTGCCTAGAAAGTCAGTAGATGTTTCTTTTATAGTATCAGAAGCAACATCAAGTGCAAAGTCACCTATACGATCTGTAGCACTCAATTGTCTTATACCATCAGGTGAGAGATACATAATATCACCACCTACTTCTTGAATGGTATCACCGTCTATGCATCCTATTTTTTCTGTTATAGGATCTAGTCTAAAGTCTACAGATGTTGTTCCTGTTAATCTGCTTATAGTATCTGTAGTAAATACTATTAATTGATCACGAAAGATAGCTAATCCAGTTATATCGTGTGCAACATTTATTGTACCAGCACCTTGTGCAACACTAAAATTATCTACAGTAAAAGGTGCAGCAAAATGTAGATTGTTATCTTTAGCGTAAAAACCTGTCCTTTTAAATACCACAACCTGTGATGCACCTTGCACATCTGTACTTATGTTGGGAGTTGAATTATCTAGGACAGTTAAGACATCACCTGCAGTGCTGTATATTGCAGGAAAACTTACGCTATCAACAAAGACTGTTTTATCATCTCCATCAAAGTTAAATGATGCATGTTTTATTTTGCGTCCATTTGTGTTAGTACTCTTTGCAACGGTTGTGCTACCGATGCCATCAACCAAAGGTGACCAATTAGTACCTGTACCAAGATAGTATGCGGTTTTACCAGAGTCAGCATTAGTAAAAGCCATAGCACTCAAACGAGTTAATACCCAATTAGTAGTACCATCACCTGCAACAGTAACTTCGTAGATACCATTTTCTGCTGCTGTTGCTTGTTGATTAACTAGTATCTTTTGACCTACAGCCTGAGCAACACTAGCTATTGTAAACGCTGCTTGAACTCCTGCATTAGTTAGTGTTTCTGTACCACTATTAAAGGTAGCAGTAAGTGCGCTAGTAACTGTAGCATCTGGTACATGTGAAGTATTAACCGTAACAGTGCTTATAGCAGTAGCATCAATTCTACGAGCAGCTATCATTCTATTAGCAGATATTACTTTAAGTCCTAGTATTTCATTGTCACCTGGAACTGTGCTACTAGAAAACTTTTCAAAACCTAATATCTTACTATAGCCACCCTCTTTGTTTACTTCAAAGTTTTTGAGAGTTGAAGCAGATCCAACAGCAGTAGTACCTTGCTGTAATAGGCTCATGTTAGAGATTAATCCACCCTTAAACTCTACAGGAAATGTTTGCCATTGTGTTGCCATTAAAAGTGAACTCTTCTATCTCTGATGTAAGGTGTTCTGTTTATGTACTGACTTCTTAAGTTCTTTATACCATCATCAAATAACTGCTTAGAGAACTGTACCATTTGAGTATCGTTTCTAAATTGATAAACATAGTACATAGCGCCATTTACTATGACCCATCTATAAGGTTCTGGTATTGATGGAACATCATCGAAAAGCTCCATGTCAAAACCTAGTTGATAGTATTCATACACTAAAGTATACGCTTGATCTGGCTCAGGTACAAGTACTAATTCACGACTTGGTGTTCGAACTATCTTTCTAGGAATGCCTCTATTGTTAGCATTTGTGTCGTATTCTTGCCCTACATGCTTTTCTAAGTACTCTTCGTATATTAAGCTTTGTAATTTTTCAGTTGAGTTACCTAGTGTATCGTCCTGTTTAATACGAAAACTTTCCATATCTATGGTCTTAGCGTCTTCGGGATAAGGAAAACGAGATATTCCAGCAGTTAAGATTTCTTCTTCTTCAACATGATTCCAAGGCCACTCAAACTCTTCTTGTTGAATATGTCTTACAGCAGCGTTCACTGAATCTTTTACAAAACTATAATATCCTGTAGTGGTAGCAAAGGTAGAAGAATCTAAAGGAACTTCGTTAAGTCTCCTATTCACATCATTACACAAGCCTAGAAAATTATAAGCCATTATCTATTCCTTACCGTTAGAAAGATTTTTCTTTCAAAAGTTTTACCTGCTGCTGTAGTAATCCTACAAGTAATCTTATATCTAGTTCCTGCTATACCTGAACTAAATCTAGCAGTCGCTAAAGTATCTGTATTAGTAGGTTGTATTAACATTAACTCTCCTGCAACATTATTTAAACTTTGGTAGGAGGTAACTGTGAAACCATTAATCTGCCAAACAACAGTGGCTATTGTATCTGTTCCTAAGAAACGTGACCAATCTACACTAAAGTCTGCTACTTCATCTGGATCAAGGTTGGGCCATCTGTATGCCATACTAATTCCTATCTAATATAAACGGTATAGTTTTGATACGGTACAATATTAACTACTCTATTTCTATCTATCTCTGTAACTGCAAATACTTTTTGTACCGCCAATATACCGCCTGTAAGATCGGGGTTATCATTCCAGTTTGCAGTCATAGTTGCTTGTACACCTATCGGTATAATTGTAGCTTGAGCATCCTCATCAGCAAATTCTGTAGCTGTAACTGTTAGGTCTGCACTAGCAGAAGCTGAGTCTAGTGTTATGTTAGCGTCAGCATCAAAAAGAACATCTTCAGTAATTTCACTAGCTGAGGCACTGGGCGCTACAATATTAGCTTTTGCATCAAAGCCTAATGTACCTGCAGCAGAAGTAGCAGAAACTCCAGTAGGATTGCCGTTTCCTGAACCCTCTACATCAGCAAAAGCATTAACAGAAACAGTCGCTTGCTGACCTACTACTGCTGTGTTACCTTCACCTAAACCTGGAGTAGCACCGTCTGCAGCACTATTGGCCTGAACACCTGTAGGAGTTGGATTAGCTTTACCTGTGCTAGTTAGTGTTCCTGCAGCAGTAGTACTAACAACACCTGAAAGAAACGCATTTGCTGCTGCTTCTATGTTTGCTTGAGCAAAAGCTACTTCAGAATAGGAAGAGAAAGCTAACATTAGATTTGCCTTTTAATACTTACGTTTACTTACCAAGCTAGTGAAGTAACGTTCTTTTAACTTAGTGTTTCTTTTTAACTCTAAACTTTCTGCTGTCCATAAATAAGCAAGAACTGTTCCCTTTTTTATTAGCATTTCTTTAGGTGCTTTGTTTATATCAATCATAGTATTTATATTTAAAGCATGTCTATCAAATATTGTACCGTCTAAAGATCCGTTTAATACTTCAAAAGGATAATCTTGTTTGTGATATTGAGGATGTAAAAATATATATGGGACTTTTTTTATGCCTATAGTTAGAGGTAATTCAAATTTTATGTTCATTTTATTTTCGAAAGGATTATCTTTCTCTGTATAAAATTGCTCATGTGAATGGCTTGTTACTTTTAAAAGACTTGCCTCTGGAACTTCATAGTAAAATTTATAATCTTTTATTGCTATGAATATATCACAAGGAGCTTTTACTAAAAAGCATTTATCTAATATCCCATCGGTAATAGCAGGACAAGATTTAACAGTTGTTATAATTCCTTCATCTTGTTTTATTTCTATGTTTGAAAAGTATGCCATTGCTTTTTCAGCAAAGTATTGCATATGGTTTTTAAACAATCCTACAAATGGTTTTAAATTTTTCCACCAAGGAACTTTACTTTTACTACACTTCTCAAGGAATGAAGGAAGATCGTCTTCAGATAACCAATCAAATTTGTAGTTCCATTCAAGGTACTTCATATAGCAAACTGGGTTAGAGCAAAACGACCATAACCTTTATTTCTATATTCTACATCCTCTATGTGTAATGGTAATACTTCGTGTTTTATACAAGCAGGAAAAATAACTGAGTAGTTTTCTTTCATTGGTACTGTAATGTTGTAGTCTGTAAATACTAACTCACCACCAGTAAATTTCTTTGGACCTTTCCAAAACCAAGATATTCCAGTTGCATGTCCTTCATCAACGTGAGCGCCATAATGATCACCATGATCGTAGTAGTTTAGTAGTGTAGAAAGTTTATAATCGTCTTTATTAAAAAACCAGCAACCTAACCTTGGTTGAATATTATTTACTAGTGCATTCCAAAGTTTAAAACCAACGGTGTGCATCTTTGAATCATTAGGGTTTTCAAATAATTCATGTACAAAACCACCTTCACCAACTTTGTTACCAGCATGTGTGATATCTGCAAAGTCTGGTAATAATTGACCTGAGTCTTGTAGCTCTAGCATCTCATCTCTTAGCAGGTCAAGTTCGTCTTTTGTCCAGAGTCCTTCTATTTCTAAGTAAAAAAATGGTTCTGTGTTTAATTTATATTTAAGGTGATGTGAAGGCAATTGGTTCGTCCCATGATAGAGTTTCTTCGTTCCATATACCTGCTTCCATATTACTGGGAAGGGGTATAGGTGGTTCCCATGTCCAAGTCTTGGTGTTTAGTTTCCAAGAGTTGAACACTTCTCCCTCCATACCTAAAGGTTTAGGTGGATGAAAAACATCATGTTCTCTATTATAGATGAATCCAACCGCCGCATAGTTAGCCCTTAAAGGTACTCCTCCATCTGGTTCAAGTGTTTCAGGATCTAGGTGTATTCCTTCTCTTGTATTATAAGAAGTCTGAACCCATTCACCTTCCTGTTTATCTATAAAATCTTGTTCTGCAACTATAACATTTGCAACAATATTATTTTCTATGAGTGCGTAGTGTGCCATATAAATACCTTATGCGATAGCATATCTGATTATTACTATGCCAGAGCCACCACTTCCTGATGTGCCAGAACCTGGTCCCCGACCACCGCCTCCACCGCCTGTATTTGCAGTTCCGTTTCCTGCGCTAGTGCCACCACCACCATTTGAATTGCTTGAGTAGTATTTGTTACCACCACCACCGCCACCACTAAAATAGCCAGAAGGTGATCCCCATGAAGCCCATTGACTAAAATATTTACCAGAGCCACCGTAGGTATTATTGCCTTGATATGCCTGTCTTCCTACAGCTTGAGCGCCACCACCGCCACCGCCATTTCTAGACTGTCTTCCTCTGCCGCCATTGTTTCCTTGACCAGATACGCCAGAGCCACCATACTTTCCGTTAGATCCTCCTCCACCAGAACCGCCATAGGCTCCAGTGGAATATCCTGCACCGCCACCACCTCTAACTGGTGAAAAACCTAGAGCAGAACTAGTACCTCCTGCACCACCATTTCCAGACCCTGAACCACTACCACCACCTCCAACAGTTATAGTATAATCTTGAACAGACAAAGTTGCAGTATTGTTAATATATCCACCAGCACCGCCACCCCCAGCCGCTGTTGAACCAAAAGCAGAACTACTACCTCCACCTGCGCCACCAGAGACTACGAATACGTTAGCTGTGCTGCCTTGGTTACCTACGTCTGTAACTGAAAGTGTGCCAGATGATGTGAACGTATGATACTTATAACCACCAGCCGTAGTTTCTGTACCGCCTGAAGCCGTAACAAAAGCAATGTTAGATGCTCCATAAAAATCACTTATAGTAATTTCATCAGCAGAAGGTATGCCACTTGCGGCATCATAGAACTCTGACATTTGATGAGGTTCGGTATCGTTAAACTCAGTAGCTATATCATCTAACGATATTTGTCCTTCAGTCTGAAGAGCCATTCTTAAGTTCCTCTATTTCGGCTTTTAACTCTTTAATAGATTCAATCAGTACAGAAGTCAATGCAGAATAATTAACAGTCAAGTGATTTTCACCATTAAATCCTTTTACTTCTTTTACAGCTTGAGGTAATACTTTTTGTACCTGCTGTGCTATTACACCTGCACTCTCTTGTCCTGTACGTGACCATTCAAAAGTCACACCATCTAAAGCCTGTAGTTTAGAAGTCGCATCTTCTACAGGTTTAATGTTTTGCTTTAGTCTTTCATCAGATGCTACTGTTGTTGAGTAGGCAATCACATCACCGTCTGCATGAAAGTCACCGTCTGCTTCAAAGCGAAACTCATTGTTTCCGTTTATAAATACATCCAGTTGTGTATCTGTTGTGAACGTAATATAATCACCACTATCCTTACCAATATTGGTTGCTGCATAAACACTAGCAGCTAAATTTACGTCACCACTGCCATCTGCAGTTACTGCTTTTGAAGCTTCGCTTGTACCTAAAGTAGTAATGTCTAGATAGTTTAATTCTGTAGCAGTTGCTGTAACTCCATCAAGAATATTTAATTCAGCAGCAGTAGATGTTACACCGTCTAATATGTTTAGTTCTGCTGCTGTAGATGTAACTCCATCCAGTATGTTTAGCTCTGCTGTGGTTGCAGTAACGCCATCCAGTATGTTGAGTTCTGCTGCAGTTGAAGTAACACCGTCTAATATATTTAGTTCGGCTGTAGTTGCATTAACCCCATCAAGTAAATTAATTTCTGCAGTAGAAGCGGTTACTCCGTCAAGGATATTTAATTCAGCAGCAGTAGAAGTAACTCCATCTAGTATGTTGAGTTCTGCTGCGGTTGAGGTAACACCATCAAGTATATTTAGTTCGGCTATAGTAGATGTTAATGTGCTAAAGTCTTTGCCGCTATATACAGTGGCTCCCATGCCTGAGTGGTTTGTGCAGTATGTGTACAACACATCTGGTGCGTCTTGCTCAAGAGTTACCTGTGTGTACGCCCCTGCCGAACCCGGAGTTCCGACAGTAGTTACTCCTGTGGTAAATTCTGAACCACCGCCATGTGTACCATCAGATGTTGCGCTTAGTCGTAACGGATGAGATGCGTTACTAGAATCACTTTGGTCAAAGCGAATAGTTACAGACTTTGGCAGTAGTGCAGTTTGTTGTACTGTACCATCAAGAGCATACTTGTTGCCACCAGAGTTAACAACAGTAACCGCTATGGTATGGTATGGTTGTTTTGCATCTAACTGTGTTTGTACATTTGATGTTACTCCATCTACATAATTTAGTTCTGCTGTTGTCGCAGTTACTCCATCAAGTAAATTTAGCTCTGTGGCTGTAGACGTAACACCATCTAGAATATTTAACTCAGCAGTAGTAGCAGTAACGCCATCGAGAAGGTTAAGCTCTGTAGCTGTAGATGTCACACCATCTAGTATGTTTAGTTCTTCCGTAGTAGCAGTGACACCATCTAGTAGGTTAACTTCTGCTGTTGTTGCAGTAACACCGTCTAGTATATTTATTTCTGCAGCAGTAGCTGTAACACTTGTTAAATCTGTAGGTGCTATATTAATATCAGCAGAACCATTAAAAGATTGACCTGCAATGTTTCTAGCTGTTTCTAATGTGGTTGCGGTGGACGCATTGCCTTCTAGTGCAGCTACAATAGTACCTGCTGTACCGCTAAATACTTCGCTTGAATTTGTTGCGTCTGGTATGAATGTAAATTTACCTGCACTATCATCAAAGCCAAAGAATCCTACTTTAGCAGAAGAACCGTCATGGTATCTAAATTCTATACCACGATCTTTGTTATCATCTGATGAGGGTGCTGAGTCTCCACCTATCGTAAACACAGGATCGTCTACAGTGGTAGTTGTACTATTTACTGTAGTTGTTGTTCCATTGACTGTTAGGTTTCCTGTGACAGCCACGTTGCCAGATGCTGTAAGATTAGCTGCTGTAACATCATCTGTGTTTAGTGTGCCGTCTACTGTTACGTTATTAAATTGAACATTGTCACCTGTTCCAACAGCCTGTCCTATTGATATAGCACCTGCGTTGTACGTGACCCCTGTACCACCAGATAGTCTTGCATCTACTCTGGCGTCTGTAAAATATAAGTTACTTGATCCTTCAGATAAATTGTCTGTATCAAAGTTGTTTAAATTTACTGCAGTTAAGTTTCCACTGGCATCTTTGATAACAGCTTTATCTGCAGGGTATGTCATAAAGATGTCTTTAGTTCCTGAAGATAAATTAACTGCGTTGTTGGAATTTGAACTTGCAATGATAGTAGTTCTAGAAAGTGTGTTACCTGTATTCCATGTACCTAAACCTACTTCCCATTCATCATTAGCTGTTGTAGCATGTACAATGGCGTAGTAAGTCGTGTCTCCATTGGACATGTAAGCATTGAATGCTTTGAAGGTAGCCCCTGCCCCTGCCAAAGCGATATCGCCTGTGCCTGTAGTAGTTGTGCCTTCTTTTACACGATCTTTAATTATAAACGCCATTGTACTATACCTTTAAGCTATGCGAATGACAGCATTTGTTGAGTCTGCTGTTGGGAACACTACGGTAAAGTCACCGCTAGTTGAAGTAACAGTGCCGCCAAAGTCAAATACAGCTATAGCTTTGTTGGACTTGGATGAGTTATATATAATACAACCATCGGATGAGATAGTCAAGTTTGTAAATACCTCATCAGCAAAGTCAACAAAAGCAACTGAACCAGATAATGAAATAGATGCACTATCTAATGCCTGACCAGTAGCTGTGTAGTTTGTTCCACTAGCTTCATCTGAATTACCTGTAATGTCAGAATAGTTAGTAGTAGCTGCACCGTATGTACCTGTTGGTGAAGCTTTAATTAGAGCTATCTTTAATGTATCTGTGTCTAGATCGTGAACACCTCCAAGTAGCTCTTGCTTGAAGCTGTTGCACATTGCCGTTGTTATAGCCATTTGGAAATGTCCCTATGTTAGTTGATGTGCAAAGAGGCCAGCGTTAGCCAGCCTCTAAGTTTAACTTGATTAAGCAGCGTTGTAGATAGCTGACACCAATGCTTCTGGGCGTAAAATCTTACGTCCGTAAAGGTGCATACCACGTACAATGTCTGCAAATGAGTCTGGATCTCTGTAGTTCTCAACTTTGTTGATTTGCTCTGCAGTAGCTACAGCCTCTTGCTGTCCAGCCAAGATAACACCGTAGTTTGAATCTTGTGCTAGTGAGCCTGATGTACCTGGACCTGTACCTTTTGAAGGTAGGTTGTTAGATACGTGTACTGCGAAGCCATGTAAGTTGTTCATTACAAGACCATTTTGTAGCCCTGATCCACCGAAGTCTGCATTGAGAAGACGTGAGTCTTCGTCTTTTAGCATTTCCATGAATACTGGATCTACTACCAACCAACGTCCACGAGAGTCAACGTTTGCTGTATCCATTTGACGTGCCATACGTGCGACAACTGTCAATGGTGATACAGTGTCTGAAGATAGTGAAGTTGCACCTGGAAGACGTGTTGCCATTGGGATAGAATCCCCAGTAGCATACGCTGTTGATGCAGAGTCAGCACTACCTAGTTGACCCATGTCAGTAGCATCTAATTGGTTAGCTTTTAAAAATTCACCATTTAGATTAGCTGATGTTGGGTGCTGTGCTGAACCTGACACAGATGTGATTAACGCACCTGATGTGTCGTAACCTGACATGTAGGATAGAACATCTACGTCAATAGCGTCTGCCATTTTGTAGGCTGCTCTGTCTGCTGCTAGGCTTACGAAGTCGATGTGCGAAAACTGCTCTTCGATGTCATCCATTTTGAAAGCAAAATAGTTAGCTTTGTCAATGGTTAACTGGAAGTCAGTGTCATCTAGCTTCTCTATAGAAATACCTGTATGACGCTGTAGTGCGTTAACAGTTACGTCTGGCTCTTTTTGGATGCGTACAACATCCCCTTGATTTGCAATGTCACCAAAGTATGAGTTGTTGGTAACTGCGCTAATTACAGACGATTTGCGTAATGCAATCTGCGCCTGTTTGGAGTACATAATTGGGCTAAAATTAGCGTCAAAACCTCCGCTTGCCGATCCTATCATAATAATTCTCCTTAATAGATATGGCGTGAAAATTAACACTACATACCCACGATGAAGAGGCTCTTAGTTTTAGGGTAGTCAGCTATGCTTCAAGGGTGGCCGCCCTATCTGCGCTGGGCCTATACTTAGAGGTAGGTCTTTGTGTGGCTAGTGCTTGATTAAGCATACACACTTTAATTGTTGTGTATATGCTATAGTTTTATCTACAATACTTTGAATGTCAACTATTTTCTTGATATATCGTAAATAAATCTTCCGTTACGTTGAGCGTCTAGTATTTCTTCTTGGCGCTTTTCGTATTCCTTAATAGACATTGCAGCTACTTCAGATTCCTTAACGTACTTAGAAGCCTCATCAGGTTCTGCTTTTACTGCATTTCTTGTTTTAACAGAGGATGCTGCTGCTTTGCTAGAGTCAACATTCTTCTTATCGGTGATACCCATATCTGTTTTATACAAATCAAGTACTCTAGATACAGACTTAGCATCGTCTTGGTTTTCATAAAGAGCATCTTGTACCCATTTAGGTTGCTCCTTTGCCCAGTTATGAAACTTATCGTCTTCACGTATCTGTATAAAGTCAGGGTGCATACCGACTAATTCTGCTTCAGCTTTCTCACGTTTAGCTGTATAGCGTAGCTCTTCATACTCTGCCATCTTACTATCCAACTCACTAGTAGCAGACCTAGCTTTTTTCTCTGCAATACTTTCAATAATACCTGCAACATCAGGATATTGCTTTGCCCAAGCGTCTAGCTCTTCATCTGTCTTAGGTAGTACAAGCTCTTGCTTTACAGCTTTATCTAGCTTTGCTTCTAGTGCTGCTATCTTTGCATGGAACTCTTCTTCTTTTTTCTGTGAGTGTCTACGCAGATCACCATAGCGCTTCTTGAAGTTTTTCTCCTCAGCAGTTAATCCTTGTTCTTGTGCTTCGGTTTGTGATTCTTCTTCTTGTTTGGTATTACTCTCTGCCTGTACTGGTTCAGCTTTAGGCTCTTCGCTACTGGGTTTATCTTCAGTACTTTCTTCATCTGTTATACCTAGTGCTTCTTTCTTCAGAGCTAGAAGCTCTTCTTCATCTTTTTTGATACGCTCTTCATTAGTTAGGTATCCACCTTTACCCATCATTACTTTTGGGATTTCAGGTTTTACCATTGGGTTTGGGTTTGCTGGTTCGCTTGTAGCCATTTGTTTTCTCCTTATGTTGGGGTCAGCCGAAGCCGAGTGGCCTTATAGTTATTTGGATTTTTTCTTTTTACTTTTCTTGCTTGCTAGTCCACCTTTGTTTAATCCACTGATACCAAAGCGAGTGTCTAGCGCTGCTCCACCTTGTTTTTCATCATCGCTTAGTCCTCGTGTTGCACTTTGTGCTAAACCTGTTTTTCTTTTGGTAGATTTGCCTTGTAAGTTTTTACTTGTTTGTTGTCTGTCTTTTCTTCTTTGTTCATCTTTAGATATAGATGAAGCAGTGAAAGCAGCAGGTTTTTCTTCTTTTGCTGCTTTTTTCTTAGAAAATGCAATCTCAGCAGCTTCTTTAGAAATTTGTTTAGCTTTCTCGATTTGCTCAGGAGTTAGTGGTACACCACCTGCATCATCTGCTGTATATGGAGTTGGTGATTTTACTCCATCATCTATATCTTGTTCAGGGCTGTATGGTTCTACAAAACTATATCCAGTTAGTTCAGGGTTTTCTGGTCCTGTTAAGTTTGGTAAGTCTGGTCTATCTATTTCTTGACCTGTAAGTTTAGCCAATCCTTGTGTTAAGAAACTAGGCTCTGGATTTTCTGCAACAAGTTTTAGATTTTTTAGATATTCTTGTTCATAGATAGGTACATCTTCCATTGCCAATCTTCTGTCTATTTCTTTTATAAGCTGACTGGTATGTATTTTTTTACCAATCTTATCTATGATTGTTAAACTAGGTTTTACAACATTACTTACTTCTTCTTGTAATTCATCTATGGTAAGTTCTGTATAACTAAAGTCATTAGGCTCTATAGGATCTTTATCTTTTTTCTTTCTTTGTGTTGTTTCTTGAACTTCATCAGTCATTTTTTCTAGGTCACCTACAGGAAAGTAACCTTCGGGTATTGCCATTTGAGGTTCGCCATTTATAAACGTAATAAATATTCTATGGCCTACACTATTCATATACTCACGCATCTCTAATAAAGGTGCTGTTCCAAGGCCATAATCCATAGCAGCTTCCATATCAAAGCCACCTTTTCTTGCAAAGGTATCATCTTGCTCTGGTGTCATGTCAGCCATACCACCTTCATTGTAGCCTTCAACGCCTAGACCTCTCATAAACTTTGTTCTGAAACTTTCATCGCTGCGAAGGTTTACTCCCTTTTCTTTTTTAGGCTTGCCTGTATAAGCTTGTTTTACTTTACCTGCTTTCTTGTCTTCACCACCATACTTACGTGCAGCACGTTCCATTGGATTGCCACCAAATCCAAAATCAAATTTAGCCTTAGACTTTGGCTTGGCTGGTTTTGTATAAGATTTTTTATTTGACTTACTGCCACCCCTTAAGTTATACAATAGTTCCTCAGCCCTATTCTTAAACTTAGGTTTACCAGAGGCAGAAGCAGACGTTACCCTACCAACTGAATCTCTCTTCTTAGCATTAGCTTGTATTTTAGCAAATTTTTCTTTTGCACTTGGTTGAGGATTTTTTAGTGATTTAAAAAACTTACCTAAGAAAGCTTCTTCCGCTTCTGAAAAAGTAGACTCTAAATCCTCTTCACTTAAATCTATATCTATATCATCAAGATCACCAAACATCATAGAAGGATCTTCTTCCATAGGCTCACCACCCATGCGTCCATCTTTTGCCATTTGAGCATAGCCTAACTTAGCCTCTGCACGTAAGTCTTCAAATAATTTTACACCATGAAAATTTACTACATCAGCAGGTACTACTATTTCACCAACACTAAGATTAGCTGGTATGTCATCTCTTACATTCTCTGGCGATGAACCTAGAGGTATTTCGTTTCCTGAAACAGGATCTATTCCTATTGTATTCTCAGGGATTTCTTTTGAACCAAAGTTCATTTCCATTTGTTCTTCTAAAGCCATACCGCCCTCACTGAATGAGAATGCTTCCGCATCCATCTTTTTTGCATTACGTGCCAATACTAAGTGTCCTACTTGAACTACTGTATCTGCCTCTACTACTGCTTCTCCTGTTTCTCTATCATAGAAGAAGCCCCTACGTGTAGGGTCATAACCTACCTGTGTAAATTCAGGATTGTCAAAAACTTCCTGTGCAAGCTTGTATGCTTCATCATCCGTAGCTTCAACATACTTACCTGACATAACAGCAAAAGGTGCTTTAGCTCCACCTTTAGCTACGCCTAAAGCCTTTTTAGGTTCTCTTCCTTCTGGTTGTATAAACTTTACATCGTCTAACACAACAGCAGGTTTATAAACTGTCTTTAATTCAGGGTGAGTTAAAGTAGGAACCCATATATCATAATCTGTATATGCATCTATGTCTAATCTTGCAGTTACTTCATCACCGTCTGGTATAGAAGCATTCAAACCAATCATAGGTTTTTTACGTTTACCTGCATTTA